ATGGCGGAGGAGCAAGAGCCCCAACAGGAGGATGAGCAGGCAGCACGACTGCGTGTGCCATTAGAGGTCTGGCAGGTCGTCCGCCGTATGGTGGAAGAAGAAGCCATCTCAATTGCGGATATTGCACGCAAAACAGGCCTGCCGAGCAGCACTATCACCACCAAGATCAAACGGGAAGGATGGTTGCGGAAGTGGGAACTGGCGCAGGAGCTTGCAAGCTCTCAGCCAGAAGAACGCAGGCGCTTGATTGCTCGTCTTTATGCTGCCTTTGAAAAACAGGTCAGCGCACTGGAAGCCAAACTGAAAAAGCTAAGCGGCGATCCGCAATCAGCAGCGGGAGAGATGGATGCTACGGCAAAAGCCATCACCAGCCTCGCCAAGACGCTGGATATGTTGATCGACCTGCAGCAAGCACACGGTGAGGACAGCACAGAAGAGGTGAGTGATGACCAGATGCGACAACAGCTTTCGCAGCGCATTGAAAGCTTGTGTGGCGCAGGGCAAACTTCATGACTTTGTCGCCTCCTTGAATGCACATGAACTGAGTTATCTTCAATATAACTGGCAGGTGTTCGCGCACGCCCATCAACGACCGCCAGATGGAAGTTGGACCACATGGCTGCTTATGGGCGGACGCGGTGCAGGCAAAACCAGAGCAGGGGCAGAATGGGTCAGGGGCAAGGTTGCAGGAGAAGCATGGGCTGGTCCGGCGGCTGGCAATATTGCGCTCGTCGGGCAAACCTATGCGGATGTGCGGGAGGTCATGATCGAGGGCATTTCCGGTCTGCTCACCGTCCACCCGGCAGGTCACAAGCCTCAGTGGAACCCATCACGCCGCCGTTTGGAATGGGCGAACGGAGCGGTCGCTCGGGCCTTTTCTTCAGAAGACCCTGAGGCTCTGCGCGGCCCCCAGTTTGATGCCGCCTGGTGTGATGAGGCAGGTAAGTGGAGCAACGCAACAGATACCTTCGACATGCTACAGTTTGGTCTGCGTCTTGGTGTGCAACCACAGCAGCTGGTGACCACAACGCCCAAATCCACGCCGCTGTTAAAGCTGCTGCTGCAAGACAAAGGCACCGTAGTGACCAAGGCTGGCACGAAAGCGAATGCCGCCTTTCTGGCAGAGGTTTTTCTGCAACAAATGACAGAGCGTTATGGCGGCACACGGCTCGGTAGGCAGGAGCTGGACGGCGAACTGATTGAAGACCGGGACGACGCTTTGTTCGCCCGCAAATGGTTCGAGATGGGCCGGGTGCGGGATGCTCCCGAACTGAAGCGCATTGTTGTTGCCGTGGACCCGCCGGCCACATCGGGCCGGACTGCAGATTCCTGTGGCATCGTTGCAGCAGGTATCACAGAGGCAGGTGACCTGCATGTCTTGCGAGACAGAACCGCCCAGGGCCTGCGCCCCGCTGCATGGGCTGAGCAAGCCATCAAACTCTATCATGAGCTGGAGGCGGACTGCTTATTGGCAGAGGTCAATCAGGGTGGCGAGATGGTGCGTGAGGTCATTGAAAGTGTCGATGCCAGCGTGCCGGTAAAGTCCGTCCACGCAACCAAAAGTAAACGCCGCAGAGCAGAGCCAGCCGCCCTGTTGTACGAGCAGGGGCGCGTTCATCATTGCGGTGTCTTTCCTGAGCTGGAAGATGAGCTCTCCGACTTTGGGGTTGGTGGCCTGAGCAACGGAAGATCACCAGATCGGCTGGATGCACTGGTCTGGGCCATAACAGAACTCAACCGCCGCCCTGCAGGCAAACCACGCTTGCGCAAACTGTAAAAACACCAATAATTTGAAGGGTTAGCTCGCAAACTTGAATCTGTTTGTGAGGATTAGCCCTCCGTGTATCGCCGAAAAGTGGGAACCGGTTTTCGGATAAGGATACGCGAGAAAATGAGTTAAAGCTGTTTATCAAGGCAGACCAAAAGCAAACAGCTTTTGTACACTCAAATACATGAATCAAAACATTAAGTTAGAGCGAAAAGGACTCTGATCTCATGGGGTTACGCAGACTTCTTGATTCAGTTTTTTCACCAGCAACTGAGCAAAAGGCATCGCGGGCAAAATCAGTCGCCTTCATGCGGTTTGGTGAAGGGGCCGTCTGGACCCCGCGCAACTATGAATCACTTATAAACCAAGGGTATTTACGAAATCCTATCGCCTACAGATGCGTACGCCTCATCTCCGAAGCCGCCGCAAACGTGTCCCTCACTGTGAAGGTGGGCGATGAAGAGCTGGAAGCCCATCCCCTGATGGAACTTCTGAACCAGCCCACCCCCATGCAAACACGGTGTTCATTTCTGGAAGAGGTTTACGGCTTCCTGCTGGTCTCCGGCAATGCCTATGTAGAGGCCGTCTCGCTGGAAGGCGCACTGCGTGAGCTCCACGCTCTCAGGCCCGACCGAATGAAGGTGCTGGTGGATGACGCAGGCTGGGTGGAGGCCTACGAGTATCAGGTGGCAGGTAGAAAAGTGGAACTGCGCAAAGCGCCCGGTGACAAGGTCCAGCCCGTTCTGCACATCAAGCTCTTCAACCCGCTCAACGACCACTACGGCTTCGCGCCCATTGAGGCCGCGCAAATTGCCCTCGACATTCATAACGCAGCCGGAGAGTGGAACAAGTCTCTGCTCGATAATGCCGCCTGTCCAACCGGTGCACTGGTCTATGGCGCAGGCGATGCCATGAACATGACGGACGACCAGTTCCACCGCCTCAAGGAAGAGTTGGAAAGCTCCTATCAAGGGGCGAGGAATGCAGGCCGCCCCATGTTGCTGGAAGGTGGGCTTGACTGGAAGCAGATGGGCATGTCGCCCAAAGATATGGACTTCATTGAGCTGAAGAATGTCGCCGCTCGCGAAATTGCACTGGCCTTCGGCGTGCCGCCCATGCTGCTCGGTATTCCGGGAGACAACACCTACGCCAATTATCAGGAAGCCAACCGCGCCTTCTGGCGTTTGACGGTCGTGCCGCTCGCCGCGCGGGTTCTCTCCGAGCTCTCCAATTGGCTCTCTGCAGCCTATGACGAGCAGGTCACACTGGAGCTGGACCTTGATGCTGTCGAAGCGCTGGCGCTGGAACGCAAAGCACTGTGGGATCGCATCACCGCAGCGGACTTCCTCTCCCGCGATGAAAAGCGCATCGCCGTTGGATATGGGGCGGAGGGCAAAGATGAATGAGTTACTGGCAGCGCTCGCTGCAAAAGGGGACCTCGCCCATGTGGCGCTTAGCGCCTGGGCAGGCACCTCCACATCACTGCTCTTGTGGGCACTTAAGCAAGTCATCCGGTTCAATCGCAGGTTCGAGGAGTTCATGAGTGAACTGGAAAAACTCAACCAGCTGCTGCGCATGGATCCATGAAAATCGCACACTCGAACTATTGAGATTATTTGAAAGGTTGAAGGTGAAGCCTTGACCCAAAATCACAAAACACAAGCCGTGCCCGTTGAGCAAAAACAACAGCCAACTCAGCGCGGCAATGAAGCCCCCGCACAGACCTTCGCCAACTTCACCAAGGCACTCGCCGGAGCATTGGTGGAACGACGCGCGGCAAAGTCGGAGGGAGCAAACTCCGGTAGAAAAAACAATTGAAAGCTCGCTAAGGGAGGCAATCAATTTGAACACAGATCACCCCATCGCCATTGAGGGCTACGCCAGCCGGTTTGAACTGAGCGATCAGGGCGGCGATGTGATGCGCAAAGGTGCATTTCAAAACACGCTGCAAAAGCAAAAACTCACGGATGTAAAAATGCTCTGGCAGCACGATCCATCCCACCCCATTGGCAAGTGGCTGCACATTCAGGAGGACAGCATCGGCCTCTTTGTAAAGGGCTTGCTCTATCCGGGCATCACACAAGGCCGACAAGCCATCGCCATGGTGCAAACGGGTATTCTGGATGGACTGTCCATCGGCTTCAAAACCCGCCGCGCCCAGCGCAACAACAAAACCGGCAGACGGGATGTGCTGGCGGTAGATCTCTGGGAGATCTCGCTGGTCACGTTCCCGTTGCTGCCATCAGCACGGCTGACTGTGGTCTCCTGAAGCTCCTGACTATTTGAAAGTACGATCTGTGGTTCCAATCGGCGCCGCGGTTTTTTTATATGCTTTACGAGGAAAATAATCCTATGAAAAACACATGCAATCCAGCATTAGAGACCAAAGACTTCGCAAGGGAAGCTGCAGGAAAATCAGCTCATCCCGCACTTTCTGGCCCGGCAACAGGGCAGTTTGTGTCTGGAATGGAGGCCTCTGGCAGCTTTAACCAGCTGAACCACGCTTATTCTGAGTACACCCAGACCAACGACATGCGTTTGGCTGAGCTGGAGCAAAAGTCCGGCTCGGATGTGCTCCTGGACGAAAAACTGGCCCGTCTGGACGAGATCATCGACGGTCAGCTGCGTCATCTGAACGAACTCCAACTCAAATCCCAGCGCTTGCCGCGCTCTACGCCAGAAACCACCGGCGGCCCATCAGCTGAGGTAGAGCACAAATCTGCGTTTGAGACCTACATGCGTGACGGGCAGGAGACCCGCCTTAAAACACTGGAGCAAAAGGCCATGTCCTCCGGCACTGCAGGCGATGGTGGGTATCTGGTGCCGGAGCAGCTGGAAACGGACATCCTGCGTCGCATCACAGCTCTGTCCCCCATCCGCTCCATTGCGTCCAACCGCAAAATCTCAGGCGCATCCTACCGCCGTCCTGTTGTGACGGTGAACCCGGATGCGGACTGGGAAGGCGAAACCGATGCCCGCAGCACGCCCACAAACGCAATGAAATTTGAGATGCGGGAGGTAAAGATCTTCGAGCTTTCTGCTCTGCCAGCTGTCACCCAAACCCTGCTGGACGATGCAGCGGTCAATATCGGGGAAATTCTGGCAGAAGAGGTGGAAACCGTCTTTGCAGAAAAAGAATCCGCCGCCTTCCTCAATGGCAACGGCACCAGTCAGCCGCAAGGGCTGCTCAAAGGCACAATTCACGGCACGCTGAATGATACAGGCCTCTCCATCGGGTCCATCAAGACAGGACAGGCAGGGGCGTTTCCCTCTTCCAACGGAAGCGATCTGCTGATCTCGCTGATTTACGGCGTCAAAACCGCCATCCGCCGCAACGCCCGCTTCCTCTTCAATCGCAGAACACAAGCCGCCATCCGCAAGCTGAAAGACGGGCAGGGCAACTACATCTGGCAACCACCCGCAGCTGCAGGCGCTGACCCAAGCCTCATGGGCTTCCCGGTCACGGAAGCTGAACACATGCCGGACATCACTGCTGGCTCTGATCCATACGCCATCGCGTTTGGTGACTTCCACCGTGGCTACATGGTGGTGGACCGTGTCGGCATCTCTGTTCTGCGTGATCCGTACACCAGTAAACCAAACGTGCTGTTTTACATCACCAAACGCGTCGGCGGCGGCATCATGGATTTCGATGCCTACAAACTGCTGAACTTCAGCGCCTAATCATCTTCATCAACAATCGAGGAGGAGCCGCCGTGACGGCTATACTCACAGTGCCACCGGCTCTGGAGCCGGTTTCGCTTGCCCAGGCGCATGCGCAGCTCAGGGTCTCCCACACCCACGAGGAAGATCTGATCGAGCGTCTGATCAAAGCCGCGCGGGAACAGGTGGAGATCCTCACACGGCGGGCTCTCATAGATCAGGAATGGCGACTGCTTCTGGATGATCTTTCACCAGACCGCCTGATCCGCCTGCCTGTCGCGCCGGTCGCACAAATCCTGCAGGTCTACACCTATGACAGGGAAGGCAACCAACATCTGGTGTCGGCGTCGAACTATCAGGTGGATTTGGCCGGAAATCCCGCCCGCCTGCGCTTCAAGGCAGGCACGGTTGGGTCGTTGCGAGACCTCAACGGCATCGAGGTTGACTTCAAAGCTGGCTACGGCTCAGCAGCAACCTCGGTTCCCGCAGGTCTGCAAACCGCGATCCTGATGCTGGTCGGCTTCTGGTACGAGCGCCGCACCATGCTGGAAGAAGACCGCCTCACAGGCCTCATGCCCCACGGTTTCGAGGCTGCGCTCTCCCCTTACAAGGTGCTCAGGATATGAGAGCAGCAGGCACACTCAACGACCCCCTGCTGTTACTCAGTCCAAAGATCACCAATGGCACGGATGGCTCTGTCACAAGGAGTTACCAGCAAATCGCCATGGTCTGGGGGCTGGTAGAGGCATCCACTGGCTCACAGAGTACCGTGGCAGGCCGCATTGCCAGCGCTTACCCGCTCACGCTCACCCTCCGCCGCCGCACAGATGTGGCGGAGGGCTGGCGGGTGGAGCGGGATGGACAGAGCCTCAGAGTAAAAGCAGTTCTCCCGCACTCAGAACAGGCGCCCTTCATGCAGATCCTTTGCGAGCAGGAGGAGGGTGATGATGGGGGAACTTGAATTCCGCAAAGCCCTGTTTCAGGCAATCCACGCCAAGGCCTCCCTGACACCGTATCTGGGAGATCCCAAGCGGGTGTTCGACGGCGTGCCAAGGGGGGCAGCACTACCCTATGCAACGCTGGAAGCCGTCACCACTCAATTGCTGACAGGTCATCTGGACGATGGTGGCAGGCTCACTGGCTCCATCGGCATCTACTCGCGCCATGCAGATCGGGCTCAAACCCAGGAAATCCTACAGATCTTCAACGAACTGCTGGAAGCCGGTGTCACGTCATCCGCTGGAACCGAGGCAGCAGGCTTGACCATGACCGAAACCAGCTGTCGCCGCCTGAGTGATGGCCGCACATGGTACGGGCGCATCAAGTTCTCTGTCCTGCTGCAACAGACCGCTTAACACCAATCTTTGAGAGGAAAACAAATGGTCGCTCAGGCCGGAAAAGACCTGTTGTTGAAACTGGACACAGTGGGGGATGGCACCTTTGAAAGCGTGGCAGGCTTGCGCTCAAGACGCCTCGCCCTAAATGCCACGCCCATCGATATCACCGATGCAGAAAGCACAGGCCGCTGGCGGGAGCTGCTGGCAGGGGCTTCCACCCGCCACGCCTCACTCTCTGGCAGTGGCCTGTTTCGCGACAAAGCATCTGCAGAAAAAGTTCGCACGGCCTTCTTTGCCGGAGAACTTCGTAGTTGGCAGGTCATTCTGCCGGGCTTTGGAACGCTGGAAGGCCCATTCCACCTTTCTGCACTGGAGTACTCTGGTGATTACAGATCCGAAGTGACCTTCGAGATTTCATTGGAATCTGCCGGTGCTCTCACGTTCACCCCGCTAACTTGAGGAGCATACGATGCCATCAAAAACCTATGACCGGGGCGTTAATCGCAGGCGCGGTGAAGTCCTCGCGGACCTCGGCGGTCAAAAGCACATATTGGTGCTTACACTTGGGGCTCTGGCTGAGCTGGAAGACGCGCTCAGCTGCAACACATTGCAGCAGCTGACCGAGCGGTTTTCCTCTGGCCAGCTGAGTGCTGCCGACATCATCAAAGTGCTCGGTGCAGGCCTTCGCGGTGGGGGATTGATCATTGAGAACGAAGAAGTCGCAGAACTCTCCCATGAAGGCGGCGTTGCAGCCCTTGCCAAGCTGGCAGGTGAGCTCCTGGTCGCCACGTTCTCTCCATCTCAGCAGTCTCAATCGTGAAGCATGAGCAATCTGAAAACCAACCGGTGCCCTGGCATGACCTGATGCACAAAGCCTGCCGGGAGCTTGGCTGGTCACCAAACACCTTTTGGCAATCAACACTGGTTGAGCTGGAAATGGCCTTCATCCCGCCGGGAAACCGCAATGCACGCACAATCACGCGGGGCGTACTGGAGGAGCTGGTGTCCCAATTTCCAGACAATGAGGATCAACAAACACCATGACAGATAGTTTTAATGAACCGCTGAATGTAGAAGATGCACGCGAGCTGGAAACAACCATGCAGGAGGTCAACATCCTTGCCAAAGAGTTCTCTTCAGAGCTCGGCAAAGGTCTGCAAAGCGCAGTCACTTCTGGCAAAGACCTGCAATCGATCCTCTCACAAGTCGCGCTCAACATGTCCAGTTCTGCTCTCAACAGTGCCTTAAAGCCGCTTGAAAACCTGCTTTCTGCCGGAATTTCATCAGCCATCGGCAATGTGGCAGGCGTAACGCCCTTTGCAAAAGGTGGTGTGGTTTCCAGTCCAACCATGTTTGCGGCGGGCAATACAGGCTTGGGGGTGATGGGAGAGGCGGGGGCAGAGGCAATCCTCCCCCTGCAGCGCAGTAGTGACGGTCGTCTCGGCGTTGCGATGAATGCGGGCAACACGCAGCCCAGCGTCACAATAAATGTGGCGACACAGGATGTGCGCAGCTTTGAAAGATCTCAGGGGCAGGTTGCGATGATAATGGCCCGCGCCACCGGACGGGGGCGACGCGGGCTATGACGTCGGCATTGAAGAGGAGGGACTCAAGGACCGACGTGGCTTTGCTACCGGACGGTGGTAGCAAACTTTTTGGAAAAATCCGTTGCTTTGCAAAGAGGGAGGAGCATCGACAACGGGTCTACGCAAATCACGCAGACAACTTTCCCATATCAAATCTATTAGATGCTTCGCGGGCGCCCAGCCTTGAGCCAAGTCAAACCGGAGGGTGAAATGCAACCATGTTTTGTTGATGAATCATTCCCACTTGGAATTTCCCTAGGGGCTTCTGTCAGAGTAGAAAAACGCAGTCAGGTCACAAGGTTACTCAATGGCGCCGAAACCCGAAACGCCATCTGGAAGGGAACGCGACGGCATTTTGATGTGGGGACCGGATTGCGCAGCTCAGCAGACCTGCAACGAGTACTCTCCTTCTTCGAAAAAGTGGGTGGTCGCCTCTGCGGATTCCGGTTTCGTGACCCCATGGACCATAAATCCTGCAGTTTTGATGCAACTCCATCTGCAACCGATGTCGCAATCGGAACAGGCGACGGGACAACAACGACGTTCCAGCTCATCAAGCAAGTGGGTGCTGCAAGCGTCACCTGGCAGCGTAGGATCACGAAACCAGTGGCCGGAACCGTGTCTGTTGCAGTCGCTGGTCAACTGAAAACCGTCGGCAGCGATGTGCTGCTCGATCCGTTAACAGGCATCCTGGAATTTCAAGCAGGCCACATTCCCTCAAATGATCAGGCGATCACGGCGGGCTTCCTGTTCGACACGCCCACACGCTTTGAAAGCGACCAACTGGAAATCAACCTCCTACACTTCGAGGCAGGGCAGGTGCCGTCCATCCCACTCGTCGAACTTCTCATCTGAAACCAACTCCGCGAGTAAACCCATGTTCAATGCTGCTTTGAAAGAACACCTGACCGGTGAGGGCACAAGCGTGGCCTATTGCTGGCGCTTAATCGCCCCATCTGGCCTCAGCCTAGGTTTCACCACCCACGACCACCCCATTACATTGCTTGGCAAATCCTATGAGCCCGGCATCGGGTTGGATGGCACGCAGACCATGGCTCAATCCGATTTTCAGACCGGACAGGAAGAAGCGCTGGGCTTCCTTTCTTCCGACAGCTTGAGCGAAAAGGAGTTGAGTGCGGGCCTTTGGGACAATGCTGAGGTCGAGGTCTATCTGGTCAACTGGCAAAATCCAGAACAACACCAGTTGCTCCGGCGCGGCTCTCTTGGCGAAATCACAAGAGATGCCGATGTGTTCCGTGCTGAGTTCCGCTCATTGGCCGCCAAACTTTCCGAGCCCAAAGGCCGACAACTCTCCCACCAATGCCATGCGGATCTGGGAGATGCCAAATGCGGGATCGAGCTGAACACAGCCACCTATTCGAGACAGGTGAGTATCATAGGCAAAGAAGACGGCAATCGGCTGATCATCCAAGGCAATACCGATATCAGCACAAACTGGTGGTCCTTCGGCAAACTCACCTTTCTGTCCGGCCCCTACGCCAATCAACCCCTGCGCATAGCCAGTCACCTCATAGAGCAAGGCAAGCACAAGCTCACGCTCTGGGCACCCTTGTTATTGGAGCAAACCTATCCGGTATCTGCATCCGTTTCCGCAGGCTGCGATAAAGGTTGGGGCAGCTGCCAGACTAAGTTCCAAAACACAGGAAACTTCCGAGGCTTTCCTCATATGCCTGGCAACGACTTCATCCTTGCCGGACCTGAAAGCCAATCAGCGGCCAACAACGGCGAGAAATTGGTGGGGTAATCATGCAGCAATCTCCCCACACCCTCCTAAGGGAAGCGCACAGCTGGGTTGGAACGCCTTACCAGCATCAGACAACGACCAAAGGCGCAGGCTGCGATTGCCTCGGTTTTATCCGCGGCCTCTACCGCTTTTTGCATCACACCGAGCCGCCCGTTCCCACCAGTTACGCACCAGAATGGGCAGAGCTGAAGGGGGAGGACCAACTGCTCAATGCCGCGCATCAATATTTGCATGAGATGCAAGGACCTTTGCAAAAGCCCAAACCAGCGGAGGTCATCCTGTTTCGCTGGGCGCCGCAGGTTCCCTGCAAACACCTCGGCTTCATGACAAGCAAAGACCGCTTCATCCATGCCTATGAGGCTGTGGGAGTGGTTGAAAGCCCGCTGGTGCCCATGTGGCGCAACAAGATTGCAGGGCGTTTTTCATTCTTCTCAAGTGAGTGATCTGGAAAGGACAGGACCATGGCAACAATGGTGCTTTCAAGCGCTGGTGCAGCCGTTGGCGGTGCACTTGGCGGTCCCATGGGCGCTATCATAGGGCAAACATTGGGCGCTCTGGGTGGAGCATGGATCGACCAGCAAATCTTCGGTGAAAACAGAGAACTCTCCGTCGGTAAGTTAGGTGACCTGCAATTACAGACTGCTGCTGAAGGGGCGTCATTGCCCTTTGTCTATGGCCGCGTGCGTGTCACCGGCAACATCATCTGGGCCACGCGGCTGGAAGAGGTCGTCTCCGAAGAAAAGCAGGGCGGAAAAGCCACGGGCTCTTCGACCACAATCACCAGCCACAGCTACTTTGCCAACTTCGCAGTTGCGCTGTCCGAGGGCCCCATCACAGCGGTACGCCGTATCTGGGCCAACGGTAAGGAGTTGGACTCCAGCGCGATCAATATGAGGGTGTATCTGGGGGCAGAAGATCAACAACCCGACCCACTGATTGAAGCCAAGCAAGGCACTGCGCCAGCCTATAAAGGCACCGCATACGTAGTATTTGAGCGCTTGCCTCTGGCAGAGTTCGGCAACCGCATCCCCCAACTCGCCTTCGAAGTACTCCGCTCCATTGAACCGCTGGAACAGCAGATCAAAGCTGTCACGCTTATCCCTGGAGCCGGAGAGTTTGCCTATCACCCGCAGGAAGTCATTGAGGAACTTGCGCCCGGCAACACCCGGAGCGTCAACCGCCATGGTAAGGGCGGGGAAACCGATCTGGTCCGTTCTTTGGATGAGCTTCAGACCCTCTGCCCCAACCTGAAAAGCGTTGCACTTGTCGTCGCCTGGTTTGGCGATGACCTACGCGCTTCCCAGTGCACCATTCAGCCCAAAGTGACCTACCAGACCACAAAGCACTTACCTGAGAACTGGAGCGTTGCAGGCCTGACCCGCGCTGAAGCGCAGGAGGTCTCCCGCATCAATGACAGACCTGCTTATGGTGGCACGCCCTCCGATGCTTCCGTCACAGAAGCCATCAAGGAACTGAAGCGTCGTGGCCTTGCTGTCATGTTCTACCCGTTCGTGATGATGGACATCCCCGATGACAATCAGTTGCCCGACCCATATGGCGCAACCAAGCAGTCCAGCTTCCCCTGGCGCGGACGCATCACCTCTGACATCGCAGCAGGACAACCCGGAACGCAGCAGGGAACCAGCGCAGTTACGCCTCAGATAGACGCTTTTGTCGGCTCAGACAGTGACTGGCGGTTCCGCCGTTTCATCCTGCACTATGCCAATTTGGTAAAAGAGGCCGGTAGTGTGGAAGCGTTTCTCATCGGCTCAGAAATGCGCGGTCTCACCCAATGTTGGGCGGGCGGCAACGCGTTTCCTTTCGTTGATCACCTGAAAACACTAGTCTCAGAGGTCAGTCAGATTGTCGGCGACCAGACCAAACTTTCCTACGCAGCCGACTGGAGCGAATATGCGGGCCACAGCCCTCAATCCGGTGACCTGCGCTTTCCTCTGGACCCACTCTGGGCGCATGCTGACATCAATTTTGTCGGCATCGATAACTACCTGCCACTATCGGACTTGCGTCAGAACGATGACCCGCAAACAGCCTACAACCTCAAGGAACTGCGGGAGGGAGTAGCCTCCGGCGAATATTACGACTGGTATTATGCCAATGACACAGACCGAGCTGAGAAAACCCGCAGCCCGATTACAGACGGAGCCTACAACAAGCCGTGGGTGTTCCGGCAAAAAGACCTTAAGAACTGGTGGCAGAACCAACATTTTGAACGTGTTGCAAGTGCTGAACAAAACACGCCAACCCCCTGGGTGCCACAATCCAAACCCATCTGGTTCACCGAGCTCGGCTTTCCTGCTGTCGATAAAGGAACGAACCAGCCCAATGTCTTCGTGGATCCTAAATCTGCCGAAAGCGCATTGCCGCACTTCTCCAGCGGGCAACAGGATGACCTTGTCCAGCGTCGTGCATTGGAAGCAAGCCTCAGTTATTGGGGAACAGACCATCCGGACTGGCCGCAAGGCGACAATCCAGCCTCAAGTGCCTACGCAGGTACGATGGTCGATGCGGACAACTCCTTCCTCTGGACATGGGACGCCCGCCCGTTCCCCGAGTTCCCGACATATTCTGATGTCTGGGCAGATGGTCAGAACTGGCAGCTCGGCCATTGGCTGACAGGTCGTCTCGGTGCAACCTCTCTCTCAGGCCTCATCCGTGCCATGCGTGATGATTTTGGACACACACAAGAGCTGACAGAGATCGCTGAACTGGGCGAAACCCTCGAAGGCCTGATCGTGACAGGCCCAACGTCCTTGCGTTCTGCGCTCTCTCCCATCCTGCAACTCGCTGGAGGCATCGCCGTTGATCGTGGAACCCATCTGGCCATCCTCCCCAAATACGCCAAGGCCAACCCCAATGGGAAACTGAGCCTTGCTGACCTGTTGGAAGCTAAAGAGGAGGAAGGCTACATCTCTATCAGCCGCAATGATGGCAGTGATTTGCCAGCAGAACTCCGACTGCGAAGTATGGACCCCAATAACAATTATGAGGCTCTTGTTGTCTCTTCTCGCCGTCTGGAGGGCATGGATCGGCGCACGTCCAGCATTCAACTCTCCATCACAGCCTCGCTCCCCTCTGCCCAAAAACTGGTTCAAAAAATGCACCAGGGCTTATGGCTGGATAGGGAGACTCTTCAGTTCAGACTTGCTCTGAGCAAAATCGACCTGAGACCGGGGGATATACTGGAACTTCCCGGCGAGCTTTTGGGTGATGACACGACGTCCTTTCAGTGCCGGATTGATCAGATCTCATCTGGTGCTCATCTGGACGTTCAGGCCATACGGCTCAACGGATACCCTAATATAGCTGCAGCAGTCACGGATGGATCATCACAGCGATCTTTCAACGACACCACCTCAGGTCCGCCGGTTGTCAGTATCTTGGATCTGCCAAGGTTTCACGGTGAGGGAGCGGACGACGGAAGCCCGGTCATCGCTGTCTACAATTCAAACTGGCCGAGTGCCTATCAGCTCTATGCTTCCAGCTCAGGTGAAGAGTTCACGCCGCTATTGCAGGTGACGGAACCAGCCACCATGGGCATGTTGCAAGAGCCTCTCATCTCTGGCCCACTTTGGCGCTGGGGTCTGGCCTCCCATATCACCGTAAAACTCTATGGAGGCCAGCTACAAAGCCGAAAGCTGCTCGATGTGCTCTCAGGCGCAAATGCCTGTGCCGTTCGCAAGAATGAGGAGTGGGAGGTGATACAGTTCTGCAAGGCTGAACTGATCGCCCCCATGACTTACAAACTCACGCAGTTACTCAGAGGGCAATTGGGGACGGAGCATCTGGTTGCTTCGTCGAGCGCTGAGAACGCTGAGTTCATCCTGTTAGATCAATCCCTGCTGAAACTGCCATGGACCAGTGACAAAGTAGATGTTGCCCTCTCATATCGGATAGTACCAGCTGGAAAGCCTCTGGGCTTTAAATGGGCAGAGAACACAAGCCATGCTGGAAAACAAAGCTCACTAAAACCATTCGCACCCGCTCATCTAAAAGCAAGCCAAACAGATAATGGGGATTTAGAACTTAAATGGATTCGCAGAGCTAGATGGGAGGCGGACAGCTGGGCAATTCCAGATATTCCCCTCCAAGAGGATAAACTTCAGTTTTCGGTCACGCTTTATCGTCAGGATGGGAGCGAAAATGAACGAACTGTTCTGCGTGAATACGAGCCGACACAGGAAAGCCTGATAATCCCGCATACCGAGTTACAATCGCTCCTTGAAGCAGGTCAGCATCTTCTGACGTGTGAAGTTGCTCAAAACTCAACGAAATTCGGTTTGGGGACAACTTCAGATTGCTTGGTGAGCGTAACACTTTAA